AAATGGGACCGGCGCATTACGTCTTGTACCGTAAGGAGAAGATAAATGATAGACTGGAATGAAGCATCCACCAAGCGTGGGGCGGTGTGGGTGGTAACAGCGATCGTTGGGCTGGTTATGATTTGGTTCGGCAAAGACCCGACCCCTTTATTGGTGCTCGCGTCAGGCGTAGCGGGCGGCATGGGGTTGTTAATCAAAGACACGCCATGAAAAGCGATCACAAAGGCTTTTACAACGTGGCGACGGAGCGCAGGAATATCATGGACAAGCGCCGCGTGTCGGATCATCAAATAGACAACGATCCTCTCCTGTGTGAGTATCGCAGCGATTTTATGCGACAGTGTGAGCGGATAGATCAGTTTATTGAGGATGCCGAACCGCTAATGGATTACGTCCGCACCGAAATTGCCCACAATACGCAGCGCTCCAATTTTTATTTAAAAGTCACGGAAAATGTACTCGGTGCCGGTGTTTTGTCGGTATTGGGGGTTATCGGTTTCTGGGCGCTAACTCATGTAAAATCGTGGCTTGGTTTGAAATGAAATTGCCGGGACTGGATTTTATTGTCGCTTGTCTAATTGCAGCATTTTTTTGTTTGGTTTTTATTTTACATTGTCGATATTTACACGGCCTGGGATTATACTAATGATGCAAATTAAGTGGTTTTTATCGATTGTCGTGATGTTTTTTGCAAAGTATTTAATTGCTTGGCCGTTGACGCCGCTTGTTGTGTTGTTTGTTAGGGGGGATGGGCGGTTGCCGGGCTGGTTGTCATGGTTTGGCACGCCGGACAACAGCATGGATGGAGATGGCGGCTGGCAAACAGAGTCACGTTTTTTTATCAATGAATCCAATAAATTTAAACGATATATCAATCGGTGCGGCTGGATTTGGCGCAATAGTTTATACGGGTTTAATCATTCCGTATTGAGCATTAAATATAAAGCAGGTGACACGCTGGCGGTTATCGGTGATCCGAACGTGAGCAATGGGCCGCCTGGGGTTAGCGGGACAGTGGTTAGACGATTAATGCGTGGAGGTAAGGTAGTAGCGTGGCAATGGTACTATATCCGGCAGTACAAGCGCTGGCCTAAGAGCTGCATTCGTATCAATGTGGGATATAAATTATGGGGGTTTGGGACACTAGACCGAGCGCCATTTGTGTTATCCCCCTCTCCCACTATGCACTTTACCTTATGATAAAAGAACAGCAAGCCTTAATGGAAGAAAAGGGTCAATATGTTTACCGGCGCTCAACGAACCAATGTGCGATGTATGAGCGGATTATTGCGGAAAAATACAGTGAATTTAAACAAGCATCACAAGGTTCGCCAGAACACATACGGGCAGCATTAGAGTTAGGAAATACGCTACTCGGGCTAGTAATATCTGAAGTGGGGCCGAACAATACGCGCATTGCGATGAAAGCTTTGGATTTAGTCAATCATTCTAATTCGGAAACCAGGATGAATAACACCACACAACTATTAGCGGAACTATCAGGAATGCTTCATGAATGAAACACCGACATTAGACCTAGCCATGGCGACATTAGCTGCTTTGTTTTTTTCGTCACTACTTTTTATCGTTTGTAGTTTACTCCCAAGCGAGGTGCAAGCGGGCGCAGTAGACCAGCGTTATTGTTACTCCATTACCGACATACCGCGTGATTTGCAGGGGCATATTATTCGCAGTTCAAATCCTGTTTATGCGTTTAGGTCAGTTCACCCGTGCCCGGTCACGTTTAAAACGACTGGCGCGTGTCCTGGCTGGTCAGTAGATCATGTTATCCCGCTCGCCAGCGGAGGATGCGATATACTGGAAAATATGCAGTGGTTACCGGTTGAGATTAAATCCTGTGCGGGCAAATTTTGTAAAGATCGCTGGGAGCGGATTGTTAATGCGCCTACTTTCGGAAAATAGGGGGCTAATATGCGTGGATGTCGTGGTATGGGCGTAGTAAATTCAGCTAAGCTAAAGAAGAAAGTCGTGCGCAAAAATGCCCAAGATAAGATGTTTCCCCCAGCTACTAAAAATAGGCAGGCTAAGAAATGACGACAAGTAGCACCGCTACATTCAACCTGGATTTATCAGAGATAGTCGAAGAGGCCTTCGAGCGATGTAATTCAGAATGTAGGTCAGGATATGACTTAAAGACCGCTATCCGTTCTTTGAACCTGCTTACTTTAGAGTGGGCCTCAAAGGGCATAAATTTATGGACAATAGATTCGGGTACTATCCCTCTCGTAGCAGGTACTAAGACTTATGATTTGCCTGTAGATACCATAGACCTATTAGATCAGGTTGTACGTACAGGTACGGGCAGTACCCAGGTAGACATTAACATGTCCCGTATATCCAGTACTACCTATGCTACTATTCCCGCCAAAAATACCACGGGGCGTCCAGTACAAATCTGGGTAAATAGGCAGGCCCAAATACCTCAGGTAACCGTCTGGCCTGTCCCTGATGCAGCTACTACTTACACACTAGCCTATTGGAGAATGCGAAGAATCCAGGATGCGGGTACCGGCGTTAATACCCAAGATATTCCGTTTAGGTTCCTCCCTGCTATGATTGCAGGCTTGGCGTTTCACTTATCTATAAAACTCCCCGGCGTAGACCCTCAACGGTCTATGGGTCTTAAGGCTATGTATGATGAGGCATTCCAATTAGCTTCAGAGGAAGATCGGGAGAAAGCTAGTTTCCATGCTACTCCAAGGATGTATAGGTAATGGCTGTTCGATATACCTCAGGAAAATACACTCAAGCCGCGTGCGATCGTTGTGCAGAGTGGGGCTTGCTAAGCAGGCTGAAGAAAATTGTCTTGAAAGATAACGTGACTAATATTAAAGTGTGCAGTAAATGTTGGGAATCTAGTCATCCTCAGTTACGGCTAGGGCAATACCCAGTAGTAGATGCACAGGCAGTAAGAGAACCTAGACCCGATAGCCCGGAGATAACTCCATCACCCGTTTACGTACCTCCACCCTACTAAGAGACTACTATGGCTAAGCAAAACAATACTAGAGAAGCAGTGGACACAATGAACCCTACTTCGATTCCTGTTCCGAATACAAGCGGGTACCCGGAGAAAGGCGTGAAAACGTCAGGTGTCCAACAGCGCGGCGCAGGAGCAGCTACTAAAGGAAAAACAGCCCGTGGGCCGATGGCATAAGCTATGAACATCTCGGAACTCACCCAAATGATTCAAGATTACAGTGAAAACACTGAGTCTCTGTTTGTGGCTAATATACCTAACTTCGTTAAACAAGCTGAAGCTAGGATATACCAGACGGTACATATTCCTGTGCTGCGGAAGAACGTAATGGGAACCATATTGTCTGCTAATAAGTACCTAGCTACTCCAAATGATTTTTTGTCTGTATACTCTATTGCGGCAGTAACCCCAGGTACTGGGGCTTATACGTACTTGATAAATAAAGACGTGAGTTTTATTAGAGAGGCATACCCAACACCTACCAGTTCAGGGGCACCTAAGTATTACGCTATTTTCGGCCCCCAATCAGGAAATATAACTGAGATAACTCTCATTCTAGGCCCAACTCCCGATACTGATTATGCAGTAGAACTCCATTATTTCTATTATCCTGACTCTATAGTTACTACTAGCACCAGTTGGTTAGGGGATAACTTCGACCCTGCATTGTTCTACGGTGCGATGCGTGAGGCTATGATATTCATGAAGGGGGAGCAAGATATGGTATCCTACTACGAACAGAAATATACAGAAGCTATCGGTCAATTAACTCGACTCGTTAGTGGCCTTGAAAGGGGGGATGCGTACCGAGACGGGCAAACTAAAATACCCGCTAAGGGGTTGTAACGCAAGTAAGAATACTAAACACTAACCGAAAAGGAAAAATAAATGGCACTGTCGTCTGAAGATGAACCGCTTATCTATACAACATTAGGTAATATTCCTGTTAGTGGATTGGATTATTCAACTTATTGGGAAATAACTGATGACACTATAAAATTCACAGAAGTCTATAAACAAGATGAGGAGATTGTAAAATCAAGTTCTCATATTTATTTTTTAAAACCAACACCTGATTTAAATTTATTCCAAGGGGAGTTCTAAAATGGCAAATTCACAAGCAATGTGCACCAGTTTTAAGCAAGATTTACTGAACGGATTACACGCATTTGGAACGTCAGTAGTTAGGGCGGGAACGGGAGCTGATACATTCAAAGGCGCTTTATATTTAGCAACGGGGTCAGTGGGCGCCGCTACAGCCGCCTATAGTGCGACTAATGAAGTCACTGGAGCAAACTATACCGCAACCGGGGCAACGGTCACTAATGCAACAGCACCGACAACATCGGGAACGACAGCATTTTGGACGCCGTCAGCGTCTTTGACATGGACTACGGTGACG